AGAAGGTGGCCTGGACGGTCACCGATGAGGTGTTGGCCAGGAGATAGAGCGTGGCGCTGACATAGGGCATCAGCAGCGTCTCGCCGGCCGGGATTCGCATCGTGTAGGTGCCGGACACGAATCCCATCTCGACATAGTTGGTAGTGTCCAGATTGGAGATCAGGAGTTTGTAGGGGCTGGTCACGTCGACCGGGACATCGAGGGCCTCGACCGTCAGGCCGATGACCTGAGTCTGGCTGCCCATGTCGGTGCCGACCATCGTGCTGCTCTTGGTGTAGGTGACCGAGGGTAGGAAAGCGCCGTTTTTGGAGGCGTACAACCGGGCCGTTAATTGGATTTCGTCTGCCATAGTGTTAGTGGGTAGATGTTAGAAGAACGGATAGATTAGTGTGTCGTAAGGTGCGAAAGTCCAGGCGATGACCTGCTCAACCTGGTTGGTTTTGTTGACCAGACTCGTCGAGAAGTTGGTCTGCTTCCAGCCCCACACGGTGCCGAAGGGTGCTAATATTTGCCCCGTGGCCGGATCGGTTGGAACTCTAGGAAGCATTCTCGTCACCGCAAATGGCAGGTTCCAATTTACAGCAAACGATTCGGGCGTGTAGACAGGCGGGATTCCGTTGGGAACTTGAGGCAGGCCTAGGTTGCCTGAGAAAGTGGCTATTCTGGTCAGACTCACTCGAGCAATCGGGAAGGTGTCCTGACCTCGGTAGAGCATCTGCCAGACTTTGTTAGCCATCGGGAAGGTGGTTGCGTTGCCCAGGTTGGTCTCGCTCTGCGATAGAAGCTCTCCGTTCTTTGCTGCGGTCTCGATGACCGTCTTGTAGAGGTTTGGATTCCCTGTCGAGTTAGCCTCCTTGTCGACTGCCGGCAGAGCAAACACCGAGACATCGAGGTAGTCGGTGCGGAACTCGTAGCGGATGTCTGCTATTTCTCCAGGCAGCGGTGCCGACTGGTCTTGAATTGGTGTTCCAGGGTCAAAGGAATTTCCTCCGATGGTGACGGTCGCTTCGGAATAAGGACCGTCCTCGCGGATGCTGTATTTGGCGCCCAGGGCCACCCATTGGGCCGATGCGATGCGGAGGGTGTCCTTGTCTCCGCGGAAAACTAACTGCACCACCCGGCCGTTGCCGTTGTTGTCGTAGGCGCGGCTGACCTCGATGTACTCGAAGTTGTTTGGGTTTGGTGAGCCTTGGAGTGTTGCCATGTTATTCGACAGCCTGAGCTGTTCTGCCGGTGTTTACTCGGATCGCACGGGTCTCGTTGGTTTGGATCTTGATTTGACCCACCAGGGTGTTAACCCATCCAGGAGGCGCTTCTGTTGAGAACATTGAGGTCTCGCGTTTTACCCTGCTGTCTATCGTGCCAATGGTTCCGCGCGGCATTGTCGATGCATCTAAACCTCCACCAACACCTTCAGATGGCCTCAGCGCTCCTCCAAAGCCGGTTCTATAAAGTTCATTGTTTTTTCTATACTTTGTAAAAAGCTCGTTGGAAGCCTCTTGTGTATTTATAATTTCTTTAAAATCGCTTTCAAGTTGATCTCCAAGGTATGTGACTAAAGGTGTTGCTGCAACAGTACCACGTCTTTGTATCTCATCCATGCGGTCTGCTAATTTTCCAACCTGATCGATTTGTTCTTTAGAAATTACGTCGATTGGCCCCATCTCTTTTATCTTAGCCATTGCTCCGGCTGCCTTGAATGCCTTCTCACCGAGGATAGCAATCATGGCTGCCTGTGTCTGGGCGCTGCTGCCTGCATCCTTGTGCGCTTGGCCCATCCTAGAAATAAGATCGATGTTTGAAATGCTCGCATCGTTAAGTTCAGCGACTGAAAAGCCTAGTGTCTTGAAGTATTCCCGGGCTTTGCCTCCCTCCTCAATAGCCTTTAGGCGCTCCTGGCTGACCGCTGTGATCGACTTGGCCATGGCCTCGAAGGAAACACCTGTCTGGCCTGCCAGCACCTGGAGGCGCTGGACGTCGTCGGTGCTGATGTTAAGCTGCTCGGACAAGTCGCCGATGGCGTCGACTGTCTGAATCACCTTCGAGACAAAGGCGCCGATGGCAGCAACAGATAGCGCCGCACCGAGCTGAGATCCTACCGATTGCCGGAACTTGTCGGTCGTGCTCGAAGCCTTTTTCAAGCCGCTTTCGTAGGCCGAACCGTCCAGGCCGAGCTTTGCGATGAGTGAGAAAATGGCCATTTGTTAGTTCCTTACTGTCTCCCGTTCTTGACCCAGGCGCCAGAGGGCATCGTTCTTATCATTCCACAACTCGACCTGACCGTGCATTTCGGCGTTGGTCAGGAAGAACCTTTCGGCATCGGTCACCGGCATATTTAGAACCGTCTCCTCGGTAAATCCAATGTCGACCAGACCAACCAGCAGCCTTTCGGGCCAGGGCATAGCGGCCTCCCTGGATCCTGCACCGGGCTGCCTCAGAACCTCAGGGCAGTCGGATTTGTCGCCGATCCACTCCTGGAGGATTTGGCATTCCTTGACCAGGTCGGACTTGCTGACCTTCTGGCGCATCAGCCTAAGCGGCACCCATCGGAACACCGAGGCCATGGTCTTGACCGACTCCTCGGCGGATTGGCTGCACACGACGACAGCCTCGACCAGGTCGTTAGCGGTGGCCCGGCCTCCGGTGACGAATGGCGATCCCAGACGATGCAGCAGGATGGCATGGCCGACAGTAAAGGGCACCATGCGGAGCCCGATCACCATAGGACAGGGCTTGGCTGTTGCGCTTAGGATGGCGGCCAGGCTGCTCACACGTTCAGGGCGACAGCGGCAGCGGTGGTGACGTTCTTAAATCTCTTCACGGTGATCGAAACCATAGCCTTGCCGCTCTGGGTCATTTTGACCGAACCACCGCCGGCATAGATGAACCGGCCGCTGTTTAGCACGTCGGCTACACCCATCATCTTAATCACTGGAGCGCCGGTGATTGAAACCGTTCCGTTGACCGGAGCCAGTGAACAGAAGGCCAGGGCAGCGGCTGCATTGGCTCCAGATGGGATCAGATTCAGGTTAAGCGTCACCCGCTCATTGTAGCCGATGTGACCGACCACTTCTCCACCGCTGTTGCGAACCTCCTCGGTGTCGGCTTCGTGAGTCAGGTCGTAACTCTCAATCGACGCCAGGGCCGTAAATATAGGGGTTGAGTTATCGGTGTCTAACATGGTCACCGAAGCCGGTGAACCGAATTGGTATGCGAGTCCTTGTGAATTAGCCATGCGTGTGGGTGGTTAGAGTGTTGCGGAACAGTAGAGGGTGAATGTCCTGGTGAACGTCCTGGACCGATTAGAGATTGAGGATGCACCAAAGTCCAGAGGTGCGGCGAATTGCGCCGTAAAAGGGCCGCTGGGGTCGTTTGATGCGGCATCGAGGGCAGAGGCCCCGGCGTCGTCAAAGAGAGGCAGGATGAGGTTGTCGAGCACCTGGACGGTGGTCAGAACAGCAGCCTCGTCGGTGTCGTCGGCCGAGAGTTGGAGCTCGACGGCGATTTCAACCTCGCAGGTTAAGTCGGTGCGCTGCATTGGCCTTGCCGAGTTGGTCGAGACTACCAGGCGCGGGAAGTTGGGCATGACGTCCTGGTCGTCTGGGTCGTCGTACAGGCCGCGGCTATAGGACGTGAGGCAGGTGGGAGTGCCGGCGCCGGAGGCCGACCAGTTGGCTGCTGCCAGGTAGTCGGCGACTGCAAGTTCAGCTCTTAGGGCGACGGCGTTCATTTGATTGAGATTCCGTTGTCTTCGAGAACCTTGCCGTTGGCCAGGAGGGCCTCGGTCATGTGGTTGATCATCTCCGTCGTCTCGTCGTCGAAAGCCTTCTGCATGGCCGTGTTGTAGATCCCGGCCACCCGGTTGTATTGGCTGTCAGCAATACCCGCGGTCATTACCACCGAGGCTGTCGGGTTGAAGCCTGGGACAGCCTGAAATCCTCGGGCCTTGGTGCCCTTGTGCGTGGCGACGTTCTCTTCGTTGAGGCCGTACTGGTTAGCAAGTGAGACCAGGGCGGCGTTGGTCTGCTTCGGCGCCTTGTAGCCGGGAGGCTTCGACAGCGGTTTCCACTTGGCGCTCTGAAACTGGCTGAAGCCTTTGTTGTATACTCTGATCATCTTGACCACACCGGATCGGAGGTAGCCGACCGACCCGATGGCCTTCCGCATCAGGGCCGAGGCCGCTGCCTTCATCTCTTCGCCATAGAGGCCGCGGCGACCGCCCTTGGCTTCCTTCGACTGAGCGATGAGGTGCACCCGGCGAAGGATGCGGGATTTACCGATCCGCTTGCCGGTCTTCTTAGACTTGCGGTTGATGTCACCTACGGGCGTGCCCAGGTAGTCGGAGATCCTGCGGCGCTCCTGGCCCGGGCTCTTGGGCGGCACCAGGACGAACAGCCGGACCATCAAATAGAAGAACCGGCTGTTGATAGCTTTATGGAGGTCACGGCTCGTCGTCAGCAGATACTGCTTCATGGCAGCATCGAACTTGCTGCTATCGACCGTCATGTTAACGACAGGCCTCACTTGGTCTTTGCCCCCAGCTCGAGGTTGTAGTAGGCGCCGGAGGCATCTACACGGCAGGACAGGATGCGAAGGGTGCGTCCCTGGTAGACCAGAGTCCTGCCGACCACCGGCCTCGGCTTGCAGAAGGTCAGGGCGATGCGGTCGCTGTTCTCCTGGAGGATGAACAGGCCGTCTTCCTTGAGCAGCCGGGAGAAGGTCGTGCCTTGGTCGAGCGTGTAGAGCGTCGAGTCCATCGAGACCAGGGTGCTGTCGCAGGTCTTCCAGTCGGAGAACATGACCAGGATCCTCGATGTCACGTTGTCCTGGAACCCACCGGAGATGGGCACGTTGGCATCGTTGACGGCAGCCGGGATGCACCGGATCGACGTCCCCTGCCAGATGAACATCGGCGCCCCCAGCATTTGCTGGAGCACCGCCATGCCCTGCTGGAGACTCGAGCCGATGGTGGTCATCAGGTGGTGAAGTAAGTGCCGGAGACTATGAGCCGGCTGGTGGCCTGGAGATGGGGGGCTAGGCTATCGGCGGCTCCGGTCTCAAAGTGCGACAGCTCGAGGTAGCTGGTGCCGGCGATTAGCCTAGCGATGATGGCGGTCTTGGCCTGGTTGGTTCCGTTGGTCAGCCACACCGCCGCGGCGGCCTCGTAGGTCACGGCGTCTGGCAGCGACAGCCGGAGGTTGCCTGTGGCGGATCCGCTCACCGAGTTGACGGTGACGTCCACAGTAAATGTGGTCACACATCCGATGGTGGTGTGCCGCGCGGTGTTAGTCGTGATGGCGAAGGTGCGGCCACCGCCGGAGTCGATGAGGGTCGGCACCCAGGTCGTCGGTGTGACCAGCGGCAGGGCGGCATACAGCTCGGTAAAGTTGTCGTTTATCTTCTCGCCGGCGCCGCGGAGGGTGTCCCCGGTGTTGTCGTTGGCGATGGTGCCGATGTTGATCGTTTGCTGGGCCATAGTTTTATTTCTTGGGTAGGACGTACCAGCCGGCCGGGAGGGTCACCCGGGAAGGCCCGACCAGCTTCTTGTCGGCATCGAATCCATAGACACTGGCCTGGACAGGCTTGGCCAGCATTACCGGATCACCGGAAGGGACCAGGACCACCTTCGTCTGCTGGCAGCCCAGGCAGATCGGCAACACGGCCAGCCAGATCATCCTTGAGGGGTTGAGGTGCTTGACCGTGTTGAACATTGGTGGGTGGTGTTGCTCGCAGGAAGTCGAGGATTGCTCGCAGGATCTGGTAGATCCAGTTCACGGCTTCGGAGCTTCGACTTCCTTGGCATCCTTGGCCCAGATCAGGCCGATACCAGCAGTGACCGCGGCAATAGTGGTAGTCAGGTCGAGGTTGGTTGTCGGGTCGTTATCGAAGACAGCCTTCAAGGCTCCTCCAATAGCAATCAGGATAGCACCTACACCGGCGAGAGTTGTTTTCGTGTTTTTCATTTGGATTTGAACAGCCTATAGGCTCCGTAGATGGCGCAGGCTAAGCCAATGAGCGCAGTGATAAGCTGAACCCAGTCGGTAAGCCACGGAATAAACGAAACAGCGGTGGCACCTGCCGCTGCTGCTAGGCTGAGTCCAGGGCTGGTGCTGCTGTTCGTTGGTTCCATTACTCGTTAGTCTGGACGGCTTCAACCACCGGATTCGCCAGCTTGTAAGCCTCCACAACCGCAGGAGTCCACAACGCATTGGCGATATTCACAACCTCGGTGGGCTGACCAGTAAGGTCGTCACCGGGGTTCAGCGTGTACTGCGAGGTAATCTCAGACCCGACAACCGCGCCGTCGCTGTCGTAATCGACTCCAGTCGTCACGAACAGCGAGTTGTTCTGGTTGCACTGCACTGCGACAATGTTGACTGGTACGATCATTGGATGGTGGGGCTAGGGGTTTGAGCGGCGTTGTAAGCGGCAATCGCGGCAGGAGTCCAGACGGCTCCA